GCTGGCACTATGCGAAGACTTTGTCGGTGATGATTCTTGCACTGTTATTTTGGGTGACAACGTTTTTTCGCATAACTTGAAGAATGACATCGACAAATTTGAGTCAAGGCAATCTGAACTTAGGTGTAGACTTTTTTTGAAACAGGTCGAAGACCCGTCTCGGTACGGTATAGCAAAAGTTGAGGGTGACAAAATAACCATGCTCGTAGAAAAGCCACAAGAATATATTTCTGATCTTTGTGTTTGCGGAATTTACATGTACGATAATAACGCTTTCTCCGCGATAAGAAGTCTTGAGCTTTCTGGAAGAGGAGAATATGAGATAACAGAAGTTAACAACTTTTATCTCAAAAATGGAGAGGTAACATTTGGAATGCTACCGGGTATATGGACAGACGCCGGTACACACTCATCATATCAACTTGCGAATGTACTCGTAAATTCAATGGTGTAATTTATGAAGCAAATTATCCATGATGACCTCATTGAATTTATCCCTAATCAGTTTAAGGATGAGCGCGGCCTCTTTACAGAAACATTCAACAGTAAGATTGGCAAATTAATTCCGTTCCCCTTTGTTCAAGATAATCTTTCTGTATCGAAGCGAGGGACAATTCGAGGTTTGCACTTTCAGCACTCACCTCCTGTTGGAAAGCTGGTCTCTGTTGCAAAAGGCTCTGCATTCGATGTGGCTGTTGACGTACGTTCATGGAGCGAGAATTTTGGAAAAGTGTATACTTTCGTGCTAAACGATATTGACCGAAACTCTGTGTGGATACCACCCGGTTTTGCTCATGGGTTTCAAGCGCTGGATGATGATACAATATTTGTGTATAAGGTTACAGCTTGCTGGAGTGCCGCAGGTGAAGGTGCCGTTAATCCATTCGACGAAATTCTTGATATTCGCTGGCCAATCTCCGATAGCATAATTTCTAAAAAAGATGAAATAGCTCCGTCGCTCTTATACTATAAAGGTAATACTCTCTGGGAGAAGAAATGAATATCTTGGTTACCGGCTGCGCCGGCTTTATAGGAAGTCATTTTGTCGATGAAGCCTTATCCAGAGGTGATTCTGTGTACGGAGTAGATGTCTTAACGTACGCTGGTAAAATAGAAAACATGGAAAGCTTTCTAAATGATATATCTTTTTATAAGCTTGATATTTGTGACACCGCAGCAATAGAAAAAATCGTAAAGACAAACAATATTGAATGGATAGTAAATTTTGCAGCTGAATCCCATGTAGACAACTCTATAAAGTCATGCGCTTCTTTTATTCACTCAAACGTGCACGGTGTAATGTCTTTGCTTGATGTTTGTCGTAAAACTGACTGTAAGATGTTTCATATTTCTACGGATGAAGTTTACGGCACTATTGATATCGGCTCATTTTGTGAAGAAGATAAGCTAAATCCTCGCAACCCATATTCAGCGACAAAGGCTTCTGCTGAGCATCTTGTGAATTCTTATTATTACACCCACAATGTAGATTTTAAGATGGTTCGTATGAGTAACAACTTCGGGCCACGGCAAAACCAGGAAAAGTTTTTACCGACAGTGATTAGAAATCTAAACAACGGAAACAGGATCCCTGTTTATGGAGACGGATCAAATGTCAGAGACTGGCTCTATGTTAAAGACGCTAGCAGGCTGATCTACAGGATCTTGGAAGCTGGTGAAAGTAACACCACGTACAACGTAACGTACAATAATGAAATGACAAATCTTGAGCTTGTGAAATCTGTAACAGATGCATTGGGGCTAGATTTTTCGGAAAGTATAGAATTTGTGAAAGACCGTCCTGGCCATGATTTTAGATACTCTATAGACAATTCAAAGTTGTTGCAGCTTGGTGTCTCACCACCTATAAAATTTAAGGTAGCACTTCAAGAAACAATAGAAAGCTGGAGAAATGCATGAAGATAGGAATAGTAGGACAAGGATTTGTCGGGTCAGCAATCTTTGAAGGCCTGAGGAATTACTATGAGGTCTTTACATACGATCTAGACCCGGGAAAGTGTAACAGCACTCATGAGCAAGTTGCTAGAGAAGCAAGTATCATTTTCGTGTGTGTACCAACGCCGATGAGGAAAGACGGCTCTTGCGACACTAGAATACTGGAAAAAGCGGTTGTAAAAATTAATGACGATGCAAAAAATGACCCCAACTGTAACAGACCTATAATAGTAGTTAAGTCCACGGTTCCTCCTGGTACGACTGAAAAGCTCAACAGTCTCGCGTCAGTTTGTAATGTTTGTTTTAGCCCAGAATTCTTAACAGAAGCGAATTCATTTGATGACTTTAAGAACCAGTCTAGAATTATAATAGGTGGAGACCCAAACTCGAATTGTCGCTCTGCTAGAATAGTCAAGTCAATGTTCAGGAAGCCTTTTCCAAGGATACCAATAGTTGTTACGAAATTTGAGACAGCAGAGATGGTAAAGTATTTCACAAATTGCTTTCTTGCTACTAAAGTAATATTTGCAAACGAGATGTATCAGATATGTGAGGATTCCAGTATAGACTACGATAAAGTTTTGGAGTACGTCTTATATGACACAAGATTTGGCAGGACTCACCTATCGGTTCCAGGTCCTGATGGAGACCTTGGCTTTGGTGGTCATTGTTTCCCCAAAGACTTGAACGCGCTAATACATTTTGCAGACGCTCGCAAAGTGGACTGCTCCCTGTTAAAGACCGTCCGTGAAAAAAATGAAAGTATAAGGACCAATAAAGATTGGGAACAAATGAAAGGACGCGCAGTAAGCGAGGACTAGATGCAGAAATACCACAGCTATGATTTAGAGAAATACAATTTTATTTCATTGTTCCAAACCTTGTTTGGTAGAGACGATTTAGACAACCTGCACTTAGATTTAGACAATGAATATGAATTTTTTAGTTCACCGGGCTCAGACTCAGATACGAAGTTTCACACAGTCTTCTATGACAAGATGCGCTCGGGCTGGCCAGAATTTTTAGAGCTGTACAGGGCTTTTATTAAAGATAATGTTGCTCCGATTATGGGGGCAACTGATAAATTAATATATCAAAAATGGCCGTCATTTCGTGTTCACTTACCAAACAATGTCGCGGTAGGTGGCTGGCACAAAGACAGAGACTATAACCACCCTCCGGGAGAAATTAATTTTATATTAACTCTTACGAAGATGTTTGAGAGTAATGCTACTATCGCTGAAAGCAGCCCCGGAAAAATGGACTTTAGACAGCTTGAAGCTCACCCGGGAGAATTTATACAATTCAACGGTAATGAATGCATTCATGGAAATTTACCCAATAAGACAGGTGTTACAAGAGTTAGCTTCGACTTTAGAGCAATGCTACCAGAAAAGTATGATGCAGCTCATGAGCTGACATCTTTAAGCAAGGGAAATAAATTTCTTATTGGTCATTATTACGAGGTATTAGATTTATGAAAACGATTGTTATAACCACGATATATTCTCCTTCTGAGTCTCTGCTAAAATATGTAGAGATGAAAGACTGGAACATTGTAATCGTAGGTGATCTTAAAACGCCGCATGACGAATATCGCAACTTAGAATCTAAAAATTCGAATGTGTTGTACCTTAGCCCGGAAGATCAAGATAAAAAATATGCTGATCTTAGCGCAGCTATTGGGTGGAATAAAATTCAAAGAAGAAGTGTGGGATTTGTCGAAGCGTACAAGATGGGTACCGAAGTGATGGCCACGGTTGATGATGACAATATTCCGTATGATAACTGGGGTAAGAATATTCACATTGGAAAGACAGTCAACGTCGACCTATGGTCTTGTGAGACGAGTGTATTCGACCCCTTAAGTGTTACAAAGCATAGTGATCTTTGGCATCGTGGTTACCCAATAGAAGATGTGCCAATAAAAAACCGCGTACAATACATGGGAAAAGCAAAAAGGTCAGTAAAAATACAGGCTGACCTATGGGATGGCGACCCGGACGTCGATGCTATATGTCGAATAACAAAAGCTCCTATCGTTAAATTTGAAATATCAAATCCGTACTGCTCAACAAAAATATCACCATTTAATAGCCAAAACACTTTTATCGCAAGAGAATGTATTCCACATTATTTTATCTATCCGTATGTAGGCAGAATGGATGATATATGGGCTTCATATGATCTGCAAAAAGCTTTTCCAGATTCGTTGGTATACAACTCTGCTACAGTTTACCAGCAAAGAAATGAGCAAGACTTGATTAAAAATATGTCTGATGAAATAATCGGTTATAGAAATACTATCTCATATATCTCTGGTAATTTTAAGCTACCTGATGAGTGCAAAATAGCTCTAGACGCATATAGAAGGTGTTTTTCATGAAAATATGCGCTTTGACTACAATAATTAGTTTTATTTAGCGACATATTTATTGTAGACATTTATGATCGCGGAGACCGAATATGAACATTTTATTTATAGAGAATAAGCTAAGGGTAGACAAATTAGGGATCTTGTATCTAAGCTCTGTGCTTAAGCAAGCTGGCCACAGCGTCAACATGATTGAAGATAGCGTCACACCAGCAGAAGAATATTTAGCTGCTAATGAAGTCGACTTTGTCATGTATTCAGTTATGAGTGGCGAACACCCGTGGTACTTTGAAAGAAATCGAGAGTTGCGTGAAAAGTTTGAATTTACGTCTGTTTTTGGTGGGCCGCACTTTACGTTGTTCGCTGATGATGTCTTAAGTGACGACGCGATTGATCACGTTGTTGTAGGTCCTGCCGAGTCAGTAATAAACGGCGTGGTTTCTGGCGAATATTCTGAAAAGGTAATCAGGGGCTCTATTCCAGCAGATGTTAATACGATTATGGCTCCTGATAGAGACATGCTGTATCAATATCCAGAGTTTGGTAACGCTAACATGAAGCGGTTTATCGCTGGTAGAGACTGCCCAATGGCGTGCAGCTACTGCTTTAACCACAGCCTGAGAAAAGTTTTCAAAGATCAAAAGAAAAGATTTTTTCAACGCACAACTCCTCGACGAATGGTGGATGAGATTAAAGATGTGCGAGATAAGTACGGTCTAAAAACAGTTTATTTTAATGATGATGACTGGGTCGAGGACCATGATTGGGTTCGTGAGTTTTGCCGTATCTACAAAGAAGAAGTTAATCTTCCATTTTGTGGCTCTGTAAAAGCGAAAAATGTAACAGAAGAGATTGTCAAGATAATGGCGGATGCAAATTGCCATTTTATGAATGTAGCGATTGAATCAGCAAACCGCGAGACACAAATATTAATTCGTAGAGGCTGGCAAAATAACGATCAAATTGCAGAAGCAGTTAGGCTATTTGAAGAAAACGGCGTGATGGTTCGAACTCAAAATATCATAGGTTTACCAGCTGATGATCCGCTTGCTGATGCTTTGGAAACATACGAATTCAATATACAGCTTAATCCTACTGATTCATGGGCAGCCATTCTCCAGCCTTTTTACGGTACAGATATATGGAAGGTTTGCAAAAAGAAGGGCTACATTCAAGAAGGTGTCGATGTCAAGAGGTTCTACGAAGGAACGCCGCTCGATATACCGAACAAGAAAGAAATCGAAAACTTACACAAGTGGTGGTATTTTGCAGTGAAGTACAAATTGCCAGTTGACTTTTTAAGAATTCTATTGGCTCAAGACTTATCGGAAGAAGTTAAAGAAAAGATCCAAGATTACAGGTGGCAATTGACAGCAAAAGAAATCTATGGTCTCGATACAGAAGATGAAGACAAAGCGCAAATGGACAATGCTGATTATCAAGTAACTGACATGGACGGTGAGCTATTAAACGATCCTGATTCACCTTGGGGATCATCGGGTGACGGTGGCAATCTAAAGTTTCCGTTCCCACCGAAAAGCAACGATGCTTGTAACGATTCGGAGTAAGCTCTATGGCTGATAAAAATGATAAATACGAAGACAACGTCGGGGGCTTCAGCGTCATAGCTGGAAAAAAAGTGTCATTTTATGTAGATAAAGAGTGCATTTTTTGTGCTCTTTGTCACGGTATTGCTGAAGACAATTTTAAGGTTAGTGATGATGAGACTCACGATCTTGTGTATAAGCAACCTGAAAATGAGGAAGAGCTTGAGCTATGCTACGATGCAATGGAAGAGTGTCCGGTAGACGCGATCGGCGATGACGGCGTGGAAGACGCCGAATAAGTCAACTATTACGAGGTGAAAATATGAGGGTGCTAGTCACTGGTGGAACCGGTATGGTCGGTTCTGGCTTTTTGGAACACCATAACGATATACAAGATGAGTTATGTTTGGTTGGAACGTCCGACGCAGACCTTAGAGATATAAGCGCTGTTGATTCTTTAATCAAAAAAGTGCGACCAGATGCGATCATTCACTTGGCTGCAAGGGTTGGCGGTGTGAAAGGCAATACAGATTTTGTTGCAGATTTTTTTGAAGATAATATTGCCATAAATACCAACCTGCTACAATCCGCAAAATTTCATAAAATCGAAAAAGTTGTATCTCTTTTGTCTACATGCATCTATCCTGATAAAGTAAAATACCCTCTTACAGAAGACCAGATCCACAATGGCCCTCCCCATCCTAGCAACTACGGATATGCATACGCAAAGAGGATGCTGGATGTACACTCTAGGGCACTTCGGCAGCAGTATGGGTGCAACTTCATCTGCGCGGTGCCAAACAATCTGTATGGCCCTCATGATAATTTTGATTTAGAAAATGGCCATGTTATTCCTGCCTTGATAAGAAAAGTTTGGGAAGCAAAAATGACGGGTACACCACCCACTTTTTGGAGCGACGGTTCTGCGCTTAGAGAATTTACGTACGCTCCAGACATATCGAAGATTTTGTTACATTTGCTTCATGAGTACAATGAGCAAGACCCTATTAATATTGGTATAACAGAGGAAAGAAGTATCGCGTCTGTAGTCCAATTAGTCTGTGAAAATCTTGAGTATACCGGCAACGTTTTGTGGGACAAAACTAAGCCAGCCGGTCAATTCAGGAAGCCAAGTAGCAATGACAAGCTCTTATCAACAGGCTGGAGTAAGTCTGACTACACCGCTTTCGATAATGGACTAAAGAAGACGTGCGATTGGTTTACTAAGAATTATCCTAACGTAAGAGGGTATGAATAAATGAGCACCGACATAATCCCAAAGCTTAGCGTAGTGGCTGTAACTAGAGATGATAAATTCGGCGACGACGCTCCTACTCGATACAACCTTGAGCAAAAGCTAAATAATGATGAAAGAATAAAGCTTACGATAGAATCGTTTTTATCCCAGCTCCAGACCCGCGGCGTAGACGTAGAGTACGTCTTGGTCGATTTTGCTCCACCACATGACAATTATCTTTATATGAATAATGTCTTAAAAGACACTCTTGCGAACCCAAAGATAAAAAATGTGATAGTACACGATTCAGCTTGCGAAAAAATGGGCTTAGTTGCTGGAGAGTATTACGAGTATTTTGCGAAAAATGTAGGGCTACGAAACACTACTGCTGATGTGATACTTGTTACAAATCCTGACAATTTTTTTGATGATGACCTTGTTGATGATATAGCTCATGTGGTTAAAGAAGGGATAGCCACAGCCATGAATGACGAGGGAAATTCTTTTTATTTCAGGCCTCATGCTAGAAAAGACGCAACGTATTTTACAGACGAAATTAGTGCAATGCAGATGCTAAACAGCTTATACGGCCCTAATCGAAAATCAGACTTACCGTGGCATGACAGCATACCTTTTGAAGATCGATTTTCTCCTGTTCCGGGTGGGGGAGGGTTTTTGGTTTCTCATGCGATGGGCATAACGTTTGGAGACGGCAAAGACCCTAGCAAGGGTGATATGGTCGGGACCGGGGCTTCTGGTGATTTTACGATGGCGTCGCGACGACTGTTTTTTGATGTTGTTGATGGGTATGATGAGAGCTCCGAAGTCCGGTATCGACCGCGAAGTATGTCTCACATGGATTCAGAAGCCATCTTAAGACTCTATAATGACGGACACCCTCCGCTGGAGTTAGCGGGTGCTGTGCTTAGTTTGGATCATGCCAAACCATTTTTTAATGGACCATGTAACCAAGGAGTTTATGAAAACATAAAAGACTGGGGAATGGTAGGTTATTCCACAACGTCGCTTAACGAAAACACTATAATGATAACAGGTGATTGATGTCTATTCCTATAAAGCACGTAGATAAAGGGTGGGGATACGAAAAGTGGATTGTAAACAAAGAGTACTGCGGCAAGCTTTTATATTTTGAAAAGGGTAAGCGTTGCTCTTGGCACTTTCATAAGCTAAAGGATGAAGTGTTTTATGTCCAGTCTGGTCGAGTTCTTGTAAAGTACGGAAATGATGATAAAATAGAAAATGCCCAAGAGGTTATTCTTGAGCCAGGAGATAATTTTCACGTGTATATTGGCTTACGACATCAAGTTATTGCTTTAGAAGACACTGAGCTTTTTGAATTTTCAACGACACACTATGATAGTGATAGTCACCGTATACACAAGGGTGATTAGTCGACTCTCCGAAAACGACTAAGGATCAATATGAAGACAGCAATGGTAACAGGAATAACGGGTCAAGATGGATCGTATCTGGCGGAACTACTTTTGAGCAAAGGATACAGAGTGGTGGGCTTAAAGCGAAGAACCAGTCTAATATCGACAGACAGAATAGACTCACTTTACAGCAATCCGCTTTTTTGTCTTGAGTATTTTTCTCTTCATGATCCCACTACTCTTTACCGTCTTTTGGAAAAATACGAACCAATCGAGTTTTACAATCTAGCCGCGCAGTCTCATGTCAGAGTTTCTTTTGACGTCCCTTTGGAGACTGTAGACTCTATCGCAATGGGAACCCTCCGCGTGCTAGAAGCAATAAAGCACGTCAATAAAGATATTCGAGTATATCAGGCTTCATCTTCTGAAATGTATGGTGATAATCCTGATGTACCTCAGTCAGAGGAAACATCTTTGATGCCCGCCAGTCCTTATGCATGTGCTAAAGTGTTCGCGCATAACATTTGTAGAAACTATAGAGAATCTTACGGCATGCACATTTCTAGCGGTATTTTGTTTAATCACGAAAGCCCACGTCGTGGTGAGACATTTGTGACAAGAAAGATAACGCTTGCAGCAGCAAGAATTCGCTTAGGCTTGCAAGATGATCTTTTCTTAGGAAACCTTAGCGCAAAAAGAGATTGGGGTTTTGCTGGAGACTATGTCGATGCAATGTACAGGATGCTACAACAAGATGAACCAGATGATTATGTTATCGCTACAGGACAAACACATTCTGTACAGGAATGGCTAACAGAAGTTTTTGAATTCGCTTCGCTTGATATCGAAAAGTACGTAAAAACTGATGAAAGACTCTTTCGTCCTCACGAGGTACCTTTGCTTCTTGGAGACCCCACTAAAGCGAAGCAAAAGCTCGGCTGGGAGCCCAAGGTTAAATTTAAAGAGTTAGCAAAAATTATGTACGAAGCAGATCTAGCAATTGCGTCAGACGAGCTTAAGCTACGATCAATATCCACGTTGGAAGTATGAGTAATATTACACCTGAGCAAGTTTCATTCCCAACTGGGAAACCGCACGTATCATATTCAGAAGTAAGAAACTGGAAGGAATGCCCATATCGCCACAAGCTACTCTACATAGATAAGATTGGCACAGATGAGCCATCGCCATATCTTTCTTACGGTACTGCTGTTCATGATGGAATAGAAAGCTTTTTGAAAACAGGTGAAATGGATATTCCTAAAGTTTTAGACAACATTCGCTCAGAGTGGGACATTCACGGGTTTGATTCCAAAGATTGGATTGATGCACAAGCTGCACATAGAGCTGCAGAGGGCTGGAAGCCAAAGCCACATGATTATATAGATTCTTGGTTAGAGTGGGCTACGACATCGCTTACAGACCTTCCAGGCTTTCTAAAAGAAGAGTTCGGCGATTATGAAGTTATATCAGCTGAAGAGCAGCTATACGAGTTCTTCCCCGGATATGATATTTTTTTCAAAGGATTTATTGACGCTTTATTTAAGGTGCAAATCAGGGGAAAAGAGTATTATTATGTTATCGATTGGAAGACTGCCGGTGACAAGGGATGGTACGCCTCTAAGCGTCGTGACATCTTGACCTGGGCCCAAATCGCGTTGTATAAGTCTTTTTGGAAAAATAAGAACGGTCTAGACATAAAGCAAGTGAAGTGTGGATTTGTGCTTTTGAAGCGTGGTGGCAAACCCGGTTCTTCATGTGAATTAGTGAAAGTTTCAGTTGGACCAAAGGCTGAAGAAAACGCTTTGTCTATTTTAAGAAGTATGATAAAAACTGTTCGCCGTGGTATATTCTTGAAAAATAGAGACTCTTGTCGCTTTTGCGAATTTAAGAAGACGTCCAATTGCCCTGGCTAATAAATATATACTTCTTGTGAGTTAATGATATGATTATCCACGTAGAAGAGGAATTGGATGAATAAGAAATATAAGATTTTGATGTTATCTGACCATGCTTTAAGCACATCAGGTGTCGGCTGCCAATCACGATTTTTAATCGAAGGATTATTAAAAAAGCAATGCTGGTCATTTCGTCAGTTTGGTGCCGCTTTAAAGCATGATAGCTATGACGTCATTCAGGTAACTCCTGACTTTATAATCAAACCGATTGACGGTTTCGGTGACCCAAATATGCTCCGACTTGCTTTGGCAACGGAGCGCCCGGATGCTGTGTTTATCTTTACAGACCCGAGGTTTTTTACCTGGCTCTGGGATATGGAAGATGAGATTCATCAGATTTGTCCAATAGCATATTGGCATGTTTGGGATAATCATCCCACTCCTAAGTTCAATTCTGCTTATTATGGATCAACAGACTTGGTTAATTGCCACTCATATCTAAGCTATGAAATCGTTAAAGAAATGTATCCTGATAGAGCGAATTTTATTCCTCACGCTCTTCCTGATGAGCTATTCTTTCCATTAGAGAAAAACCAAAGGCTTATGTGGAAAGAAAAGATTCTCGGATATGAAAATAGAAATGCATTTACTGCATTTTGGGTTAATAGAAATGCAAAAAGAAAAAGACCTGCCGATGTTTTGTGGGCATGGAAAAAGTTCTTAGATAAAATTGACGATAGAAATGATGCTATTCTTTTAATGCACACCGACCCTTACGACCAAGAGGGGCCGAACCTCGTAGAGTGTGCAACGATGCTAGGGATACTTGATCGAGTCGTATTCTCTAGGGAAAGAGTAGAGTTTGAAAAAATGAATATTCTTCACAACATTTCGGACTGCTGCGTCAATATAGCGTTTGCAGAAGGATTCGGGCTAGCGACGCTAGAAGCAATGCAAGTAGGAAATCCTATAATCGCTGGCAAAACAGGCGGGCTAACAAGACAAGTTGTCGATCATAGAGACGGGTCTGAGAATGGCGTAGCGCTGGATATTGCACAAAAAAGTATAGTGGGTTCGCAGCAAGTACCTTACATTTATGAAGACTACGTATGCGTTGATGAAACAGCTGACGCTATTTTTAAGCTGTACTCAATGCCTTCTGAAGAAAGAGACGCCTTAGGTCAAAAAGCAAGAGATTATGTAAAGTCTGAGTTTTCTCTACAAGCCACAGTAGATGCTTGGCATGATTCGTTACTTAAAATGATAACTGATTACCAAAGCGGAAAGCGTGTCGTAAATAGGTTCGAGATTCGGGAGCTGAAATGAATGTTATTATAAGAGGACCCCTTTTAAGCTGTACTGGATACGGCGAACATGCGCGTCAAGTTTTCCAGTGGGCCTTATCTAAAAAGGGCTGGAATGTTTATACAACAATCGTCCCGTGGGGAGTTTGCACTTATCACATAAATCCTGATGCTTTGAATGGGGTAATTGGTAGAGTAATGCAATGCAGCGCACCGATGCCATCCGGCGTAAAGGCTGATTTGAGTTTTCAGATACAGCTTCCTGATGAGTGGGATCCAAACTTGGCAAATAAGAACTTTGGTGTGACAGCGGGTGTAGAAGCATCCAAATGTTCTCAGACATGGATTGACGCGTGCAATGCAATGGACCATGTGATAGTACCAAGTACTTATACAAGATCTGTTTTTACAAATTCTGGACTAAGCGCAGAAAAAATCTCTTGTGTTCCTGAAGCCTACACATGTGGCCATGAAAAGACTCCTGGTTACCAATCAATAAGAAGCGGCTTAGATTCTCTTCCGACAAAATTTAACCTGCTTGTTTTCGGCCAATTGACGGGCCAGACTCCAGAAACTGATAGAAAAAATACTTTTTATTGCCTTAAGTGGATATCTGAAACGTTCAGAAATGATCCAGATGTTGGTATCATAGTAAAAACCAATATGGGGCGTCTAACTGTCCAAGACAGAGAAGTGACAACGAATATATTCTTGCAGCTATTAAAAGAAATAAGGCAAGGTCCGTATCCACGATTTTATCTTGCTCATGGGCTGATGGATAGTAATGAAATAACGGCGCTATACGAATGTGACTCCGTAAAAGCTCTAGTTGCACCAACACGAGGGGAAGGATGGGGGCTGCCTATTCTAGACGCAGCAGTGTGCGGTCTACCAGTGGTGGCGACAGCTCATTCTGGTCACATGGACTTTATGAAGAAGGTAAAGTTTCTAGACCTGGATTACGATGAAATACCGGTACCCCAAATAAAATTAGATGGCCGATGTTTTGTTGAAGGCGCAAAGTGGGTTGAACCAAGAGAAGGCAATTTTAAGTCAAGATTAACGAAGCTCAGAAAAGGCTCTGCGAAGCCAAAAGAGTGGGCTGAAGCAGCTGCACCTGCAATACGAGAAGAGTATTCATTAACCTCTGTGTTTAGAGAATACGACTCTGTAGTGGGAGCGATAATTGACAGGACTTGAGATAATTTTAGCAGTATTATTGACCCTGGCTAGCACGCTGGCTGGGGTTACTGCATTTTATGCCTATAAATTTGGGATACTTATATTAAGAATTGAAGATGCCATTGAAGAATCGTTAGATTTACTAGATCAAAGATATCAGTCGATTTCTAAAGTTCTGGAAAGACCCTTATTTCAGGATAGTCCTGAAATAAGACAAGTTCATGATGACATAAGAAGGTCTAGAGAGTCGATTTTAGAGATTGCAAACATTATGACAAACGGCATGATAGAAGAAGTGGAGGATTAAAGTGGCGGTAAAAGGAAAGAAGAGAATAATTCGTCGAAATCCAGGCAAAAAACGAAACATGTATTTTAATAAAGATACGCAAAATGCGATAGTGTCGTATCAGCAGGAAGAAGATAGAAGCGCAAGAGAAACAATCTATAAAGATAAGATTATGCCGGCATTTGAGCAGCTTTCAGAAAGCTTAATATATGTGTATGGCTTTAATTCTCCGTATGAGTCTGTCGCTTCAATGAAAGGTGATTGTGTGGCCTTCTTATATGAAACTATTCATAAGTGGGATGAAGCACGAGGAACGAAAGCTTTCTCTTATTTTAATGTTGTTGCAAAGAACTGGCTAATAATAAGATGTAGGAATGCTAAAAAGAATGACAGAAGGCATGTATCGCTTAGTGATATAAACGCATTAAGCATGGGAGATAAGGTAAAAATAGAGAATAGCTCTGTAGCTCCTTCACCCCAAGATATTATGGAAAAGCAAGAACTCCGCGGTGAGATAATGAAGGTCCTTGACCAGATAGATTCCAGAGTAACGAAGCCAAATGAAGTCCTTTGCGCAAAAGCTATTAGAACAGTTTTTGAAAACATAGACAATCTAGATTTTTTGAATAAAAGAGCTATTTACGTTTACGTAAGAGAAATCTCTGGCCTAACGTCGAAACAGCTTTCGGTTGCGATGTCAAAGATAAGAAAGCATTACAAGGAGATTGTGCACGATCAAAGAATCGTGGATATTTTTTAAGGGGAGGTAGCATGAGTGTTAAAATCGAAAATTCGCTGCAAGACTTAAAAAGCGTAGAAAAGAAGTCTGAAAAGTTTGAAGAGATTTTGGAAAAAATTGAGCATGCCGATAACAAGAAAAAATTGTTATGGAGAGAAATTTATGAGAATGCGCTTTTGGATAGACAAAATGCTCACATCCTATTTGTAGAAGCTTATACATCAATGAGTCAAGGGACTACTGAGCATGCTACGCTTGGTTCAACATTAACGAAATACTTAGAGCGAATGAATAAGTCAAATGATCAACTTTTGAAGTTAGCTGAACTAATATCAAAGTCAGAGAGCGAATATTCTGCGATAAACACAGACGATTTATTTTCTAAGATTCAAGGAGAGTAGCCATGCCAGCCGCAGGAAATTCTGGTACCGACGCAATCGCGCAACAGAATAACACAACTGCCCAAGCTCCATCAGATCCTAATGCAACGGCAGGCCCCACCCAGATATTAAAAAGAGCAGTTGTGGTTGAGGTCTTGTACGACTTATGTGCTTACCCTGAAGAAGACTGGGAAGAAATAAAGCAGCTTGTTGCTCCACCTGAAGTACTAGAGACCGCTCCTAGAAATAGTATCATCTGTCGTTTAATAACAGCAGGTGCAGACCGTTCCGGTGCAGAAGCAACAGAGCAACCCACTGAAGAAGAAGTTGTAGATGCCCAAGAAAACAACGAGTCACTTCCTGAAGGCGAAGCCTTAGGGGGACAAGGAATTCTTTGCTATCCTTTTTTCCCGCCCCATCTGTGCTTTCCTGTAAAGCCAGGAGAGCAGGTATGGGTCATATCAGACGCTGCGGACATCGCAAACACTGTCCAGTATTGGATGTGCAGAATCCCTGATGTTGACCACGTTGACGACATTAACTTTACACATAATGATCGGAGGCTAGTGGGTACGCTACAACCCCCATCTACAATGGAGGTTGCTGAAGCTGCTTTGGCAGAAGAAAGCGCAACTGATGAAGTTGAATCTGACGCAGAGTTGAGCGAAGGCGCAGCAGAGCCAGAAGCAGCAATGATTGATAGAAATGGTGATGGGATTGATGACCTAATCTTCGGTTTCCCTAACGGGCCGGGTACTCCCGATGCGTTTTCCCTAAAAGAAGAAAACGCATATGAAGACATCGTCAATGTCTCAACTGCGTATGACCAATTTAGGAGACAATCTGTACCGCGATTTACTAAAAGGCCAGGAGACTTTGTCCTTCAAGGCTCCCACAATACGTTAATATGTCTTGGCGAAGACAGAGGCTGGGGTGCATATGCTGACGGCGCCGTTCAGCTACCTATACAAAAAGAGCACTCAAACGCAACAGAAGATGAAAACACTTTAGGTAAAAGAAAAGATCGAGTGTGGGGGACTATCGACATGGTCGCCGGCCGAGGGAGGTATGATTGGAAATACCTCAAGGGCCATGAAGACATGCTGCCGTGGTTCACTGCTGCTCGATGTATAGAGAATACTCCTATACTAGAGAGAGACGGCGGCCGCGAGCCGTGGGTAGAAGTTAATAAAAATCCTCAAGAGTCTGGTGACGAGGACAGTAATCGCCTGTCCTATCCAGTCGAGGGAGACCCAGATTTTCATACTGACGCTGCAAGGATAACGATAAGCCATGCTTCTGCTGTTGATTCCAATTATAATATAGATCGCCCAGGTGAGACAATACCTAATCCTATTGGGGAAGAGTGCGACTACACTCTTGTTACTAAAGATTACCCTTCCTCTGTAGTTGCGAAAGCAGACGAAATAAGGCTAATTGCCAGAAAGTTCGGTGAAGGTGAACCGATTGAATCTCCTTACGCTTCTCCAGAAATAAATGGTACAATACGAATTATTAAGGAAGGAAAACCAGACGAAGACCTTGCTGCCATCGTACTATTTTCAAATGGAGATATTCAGATATCTGGTAATAAGATATTTCTTGGAAGGGCTGTTGATGACGGTGGACTTGGCGAAGAAAACAAGGGGCCCGGCGAAGGAAGCTCTCAACCGTATGTAAAGTATCAGCAGCTTGAAGACTTGTTAAAATCAACTATGGGTAACATCCAGTCATTTTGCGATACCCTTCTTGGTCATGTCACGCCAGGTTACGGCGCTCCATCGCCGCAAATAAACTCTGCAGCCGCGACGCTTAAAGCTGACATGGGATCACGAATGGGCGAAATAGTGAAACTTAAATCAGAAAGAATATTCGGAGAGTAAGGAGAGAAAATGCCATTATCAATAGCGAAACCAATTTTACAGCTACAGATATTTACTGCGTTGGAAGATGCGCGGCAATCAATCCCTAGTGGTGCAGAAAGCGGTACCGAGCCTACGGCGATAAACGCAACGCTGGCAGCAGATTTAGCAAATGCAATACACTTTTATACGACTCAAGCGGTCGTAGTGACATCCGTTGTGACGGTTGTAGGTGGTATCGCTGTACCTATTATTATGGGCACAGCAGCGCCTGTAATAGCTGCAGGTGGTGGGTCAGGAACAGGTGTACTAACTTAATACTAAAAAGAGGTGCCTACTATTTCTTTGTAGGGATATTTAGTAGGGGTGGTGATTATGGCTGTAACAAGACAACCGACTAGTAAGAAGTATAATTTCAAGTCTGTAGGTGTGCCTTATGAACAAAAAGTACAACAACAAAAGTACTTTAGGGTAGAAGATCCGCAGGTTGGAATACGTACTCCTGTGGCTCTTTCAGACACTGGAGAAGACTCTTTTGTGCAAATGAACACATCATTTGCTGAACAGATTCATGATAATTTAATTAACCTGCTTCTCACCAACCACGGTGAAAGATTGTCAATCCCTGATTTTGGAGCAAATTTAAAAGAGCTAGCATTTGAGATGACGAATGACGATGGACAGAATGAAGCCATGGCGCGGATAAACAAGGCCATAGGAAGATATATGCCGTTTGTAGTACCTGTTTCATTTATGCCTGTTGTCGATCATTTTGAAAATAAAGACGTTGCGAAAATTGGGATTAGGATGTCTTACACGGTGCCTCGACTGAACATAAAAGAGCGAGGCTTAGAAGTTATTATATTCAGTGCAGGATAAGGAATGGCTATAAACGTAAAGAAAAACTTAAAGAACGTTCGAAACAGAAATTATCTGGCAAAAGATTTTCAAAGCTTTCGTTCGGAGCTTTATGCTCATGCAAAGATGTATTTTGCAGACAAGATACAGGACTTCTCTGAAGCAAGCTTAGGCGGTCTTTTACTTGATATGGCTTCGTACGTCGGCGATAGCATGTCATTTTACCTTGACCACCAGTTTAATGAATTGAATTGGTCAACCGCAATAGAGGTCAAGAATATTCAAAAGCATCTAAGGAATGCAGGTGTAAAAGTAAGAGGCGCCAGCCCAGCAATCGCAGAGCTAAAAATATATTTTGAAGTACCAGCAGAGACCATAGATGGAAACACTGCACCGAAAGCAAGTCTTTTGCCAGCAGTTAAGGCAATGTCTAGCTTTGTTTCGAATACAGGGATACCCTTTTCTTTACTTAACGATCTAGACTTTGCTGAAAAAGATTCTGAAGGAAATTATTTGTACGATTCTGTTGTTGTAGAGACAGCAGAGGATGGCACACCTACTTCTTATGTCATTATGCGTCTTGGTATGGCACTTTCCGGCATCAGAAAGATTGAAAAGTTTACGTTTCCAAATACACACCAGCCGTTCAGGACAATCACGTTAGGTGAGCAAAACGTAACAGACGTCGTCTCGATTGTAGATACTGATGGTAACTCGTATTACGAAGTTGAATCGCTTTCCCAAGACACTGTCTTTAAAGAGATAGCGAACCTAAGTCCAGACAGACAAGAGGTCGTCTCAAATTTAGAGGTTATACCTGCGCCGTATCGCTTTGTTACATCTTATGATTACAATACAAAGTTAACTACGA